CCGTAACAGCAGTTAACTCTGGGGCTAATACTGGTGGCAGTTTTGTAGCCTCAAATGCCTTGCCAACTGTTTGTACCATTTCTTTGCCAGCTTCTGTACGGGGTACATAAGTTCCAGCTTGCATTCTTGCCTTAAACACATCTTGGCCAACATTTGGTTTGCCGGTAATCCGCCCATAGATATCAGAACCTAATTGTTCAACAGCTGCGATGGGGGCAGTCACCGCGCCCGTAGCTAGGGTTAAGGCAGTTTCTACAGGGGCATCCATTAAGAATTGTTTTACATTGCGCACTTTGCGTTGTTGGGGTTCTTCGATTACGCGCCCAGATGCGTCTTTCTTAACCACCTCTGGAACACCTGCAACCAAGGTTTCTTTTAGTTTTGCCTCTTGCGATATATCACCCATTACTTGGGTGTTTTTTTGTTTTTCGTATTCTTGTTTAGTAGCACTCAAAGCGCCAAATAAATCAGTTGCCTGAGTTGCGGGTTCGGCTTTTTGTTCTTTTTGATATTCTTGTTTGGTAGTTTTTATGGCATCAAATAAACTACCAAAGCCAATACCGCCTTTAGATTCTGTGGCGGCCATTGCAGGTTGTACCCCTAAACGCTCAAAAAGTGCTTGACGGGTTTTCAAAGGGTAGCTATTGAACTCAGCTGGGGTAGATAGTATTCTTTCTAATAATCTAGTATTAATTGAACTACCTTCGCTAGACATAGATTGGCCAATCTTTAATGCTTTAGTTCTAGCATCCGCACTTAAATTTTCATGGACAAATGGATCGCTCATCGTTTTTGCCTTGGCAAAGTACCAGTATTAGCAAGACTTTCAATGTTGCGGGCCTTGCGCTCAAACTCATTTAATGCCTCTAAGTTGGTCGGTTTAATCTTATTGTAAGCAGTTATTTTTTCTTGAGGCGTTAATCTGTCTGACGCAAATATTGCCATTGCTTCATATACCCTAACATCTTTATTTTCGTCCCACGCCGCTTTATAACCCCTTGGTAGATTAGCTTCATTTAATCCAAGTTGTAAGAACTTGTTTGCGCCTTTTGCCTCTAGCATTGCGCCGTAAGCCTCTCCACGCAATTTGGTTGCTATATTTTTTAATATTTCAGGCGGGTATACCTCGTTACCCGTTGCTTGAGATACCAAAGCAGTTGTTGCATCGGTCTTGCCACCAATGGCTTGATTGGTTGCAATAACAAGGTCAGCAATCTCTTTAGATAATAATTTGTAATCTGCATCGCCAATGGCTGCTCTTAATTTAGCTTCCAACTCACCAGGCTTACCAGCCTTAAAATCCCTACTCGATTCAATTTTGCTAATGGTTTGCAACACTCTATCAACGCGATCAAGACCTGTTGGCGCAGTTGATCCAACGGCTGATAGGTTTTTAATATAGGCTTGACCCTCAACAGTTGCTGATTCTTCGCCAGGAGCAAATGGGCGAATATCGCCTGCTCTGCGTACTGGGTATGGCAAAGGAAAGCCAGGGTCATTTCTGCTTGCAACCATGTCAGCGCTAGTAACCCCTTTGGGCGTAGCTACAACCTGTGGTGCTGCTGCCGGTACAGCTGCGGCCGGTCCTACGGCTGCCGGTGCTGGTGCTGGTGCTGTTTCAGGTTGTAAAATTTTTACTGGCGTTATTGTGCCAGGCCCTTTGCGGAGTAATCCTGGTTGGCCACCAGATGATACCAATTCACCAGTTTGCAAACCTTGTTGGCCTGGAGCGCCTATTTGCGCCTGTATAACATTCGCCAACATTTGAGGTAAAGCAGTTGGATTATGTGCAGCGGTTGCCGTAATTGGTGACAAAATTGCAACAACTTGCGCCTCTGGAACCCCACTAGCAATTGCTTTTCGTTGAATTTCAAGCATGGCTTCTACTGTTTTATTTCTATCGCCACTTGATATTCTTGGGTCGTTAATGAACCCACCGGCAACGCTAAATACTTTATCCGCGCGGGTTTTACTCAAGTTTTCGCCTGCGCTTACCTCACCAATTTTTTTTGTTCTTGTTTCTATTCTGGATTGCTCTACCAACTCAGGGAACACTTCACTTTCGCGTTGAAACGCTTGGGCTCCACGAGCCAAATTTAACATTTCTGGCAATGTCATTGCCACCGGAGGTTTAGCACTTAACGATATGTCTGGTTTTATATTAATTGCCATGATTGTTCCTTACGCTATCGCTACTGGATTATATATTTGGCCTGTAGTTGGGCCTGTTGGCGGTGGCTGTTGCGCAACCGGTCTATTTATGAGCGAGTTTATATACGCCAAATTTCCAAGATTTGATGCAGCGCCACCAACCGCATTTGCAGCACCAACTGTTCCGGCTGCTTGCGCTGCAGCGCCACCCGTTATTAATCCAGTTTGTCCAGCTGCAAAATTTTGGCCAGCAGTTACGCCAGTATTGACCGCGCCTTGTCCCATGCCAGCAATATTCGCCAAGGTGTTATAAATGTTGCCACGCTCAGTTTGAAAGCGATTAAATGCGTTGCCGTATTCGGTAGACGCTAAGTTTTGACCATAATCAGCAAGAGAACGCAATGTGTTACCGCTTATTGCGCCGCCTCCGACATTTGCTAAACGCTCGGTTGCCTGAGTTCCAAGACGCTGGCGAAATGCCATGCTGGGGTCTAAATATTGCCCAAATTGTTCAGGTCCGAATTGAGAAGTTAAAAACGGCTTCATCCTCTCAATGTCTTTGAGGGCGGTGTAACCTGTCTCGCGGTATGGTCCTAAATCTTCTCTTGATTGCTCATACATGGCCCGTTCTTGGTCCATAGCTCGACCAGCAGCATCTGCTTGAGTTCTTGCGGCGCTTTTAGCTGCCTGTGAACTTTGGTACCCTGTAAATACAGTTGCCGCGGCAACCGCCGTCATTCCCCATGTCATTTTGCATCTCCCTTCAGTCGTTTAAGACTGTTTACTGAATCTATAAATCCCAACTCTGCATAATTTTGCGCAATTACTTCTTCTTCAATTTTTTCCAAATTTTCTTCGCCGTAGTATTGCGTCAGATGAACCGTTGTCCAAATTGTGTCCTCCTCTGCAACTACTGCTCTTTTAAGTCCAATTTCAGAAATAAAAGTACATGGAGCCTCAAAATACTTTTTACCAAATTCTGTTGCAACGCTTACTTTTCCTTGCAATATAAAGTTTAAATGTTGATGTCGATGAATTTTCCCAATAATTAAAGTCCCTTTAGGAATAAACATCTGTCTTGCATAAGTACAGCACCCATACTTTTCGTCAAACGGGGCAAAATGATGCGTTACCTTGCAATCTGGTAGCGTATCTTCCGCTAATCCATCTTTGATCATTTCTTGCAAACCATTTTGTACAGTCAAAATTTTCTCACGAAAATCAATTTTTTCGATAGCATTTTGGGGAGAAGAAAGGTCAAACATTGTAATAAGGTATTTTCTTAGACTCGCCGTTGACGGTAACCTCAATAAACCCCTCTGGGTTTGCCGGTAAGGTAGCCGATCCAGCGGTGGCCGTTGCTGCGCTAGAAAAGTTTAGTAAATTAAGCAAAAACAACTGCCAGGCGCGGGTTGGCCGCCCCGTATTATCAATTAATGGGCTAGTTGGCAGCCGTTGGTTTTGCGGTGTAGTCATTAGTTTTCTCCAGCCTCGGCTTTTAGGTTTGCAGACACAATAACCGCCTTAACTGGGTCAGAAATAGACACCTCAAAGACTCGATCACGGGCCATGCCTAATCTGCGCCATATGGCACGATTTAGGTATTTACCTTGTTTTCCAATACTGACCCAATTTTCATTGGACCATGTTGAGCCGCCATCGCTTGACCAGCGCAACATAGCCTGTGGGTCCTCGCCTTGGCCGGTAGACAATCCAACGCCAGGCTGGAATTGAATTTGCAACTCATGGAAATATTGGCGCTGCAAGTCGGATGTAATGTGTGGGGCGCGGCGCAGCCGTCTAATAGGCTGGCCATCATCGGTGTAAAAGTTGCGACTTAATTGGTATATTTTGCCATTTTCGTAATCCCCAACCAAGACCTGCTGGTTAAAGAATGCGCAGCAATTACCACGGTGGCGCTCAAATTCGTTTTGGTTATTACGGTACAACCACTTATGCCATAGGCCGGTTGTGTTGTCATAGGCCCAAGTTAAACCGTTATCACCAATAGAGGGAAAGGTCACCACATAGACTTCATGGCCTTCTAGCTGGTAAGTCCATGCTAAAGCAGTAGCTACATTCTGATTAACTAAGGTTGTTTCAACAGCATGAGTTGATATTCTTTCAGGAAAATATCCATTCATACGCACTATCATTGCCTCGCCGCGATTGTTTTTTGACACATACGCAAAGGAGTTGCCCATCCTAGACATGGAATATTGCGCTGCAATACCTTGTTGGGTAGATGTGCCAGGAATGCGAGTAAAGGGAAATGGCACCGCGCCCGAATTAATCCAGACTTCGGAGGACATTTCGCCAAGCAAATAGACTTCGCGGCGGTCAACAATGATGGACACAAGGTCATCTGGTGAGCCATCTTTACTAGCAAAAGATAGCGGGTCGGTGATTGGGCTTAGTAAGTCCGATGCCGCAAACAGCTGCGAATCGGGTTTGTTGTAAATAAAGTAATTGTCGGTAATGTCAACCGTTCCGCCACCTTCAAATGGACCATCATTGGCTGGTAATACGGTCCAGTTCATAGCATAAATGGTGGTACTACTAACTGTCTGCGATGCGCTTACTGTATAAGTTCCTACTCCGCCTGATCCAGTACCAAAGGCCTTAATAATCGTGCCATCGGTAACTCCAGTACCCTCAATGGTTTGGCCTATCCGTAGAGTTCCGCTAGTAACAGCAGAAACCGTCAGGGTTGTTCCAGCTATTGCGCCCGTAACAATTGCAGGCGATGCAACCGTATTGATGGAAGTTGAGGCAACCGTTTGAGAGTTGCTGACTGTGTAAGTTCCAGTTCCTCCCGTGCCTGTACCTAAAGCAGTAATAACCGTATTTTGCGCAACTCCTTGACCAAAAACAGCTTGGCCTACGGCAATTGTTCCGCTTAAAACAGAGGTAACCGTTAAGGTTGTGGTTGATATTGATCCAGTAAAGGTTGCTGCGGATGGATTAGAGATAAACCAGCAATAGCGGTAAGTCTCATCCACAATATAGACATTCACGCCGTTATCCACAATACCTACCAAGCCGGTAGCGGTATTCATCTGGCCAATCATTTTTGGCGTGTAGTCTGACTCCATGACATACACAAAATCGCCACATACGGTTAATACTTGGGTGCCACCAGACAGGGTACGAATGCCCCGCACTTCCTCCTGATTGGGAAGAATAACTACCGTCTCAAGTCCTGGCGTTGGATATAGCGCCATAATGCCACGGTCACCTTGCGGCTTAGTAGGGTCTATTTCAGGGTAAAAATTAATGCATTCTTGGGCATCCTGATAAATAGAGGGTGCCTCGTAAGCTGCGCCAACGAATCCAAAGTCTGGCATTAAAAGCCTCCAGACAGAATCCAGCCTGCATCCGCTCTCTTACCTACAATCAATGAATCCTCAAATCGCGCCACCTGCATAGGTTTCATATTGTTGCGCTTAATGGTTGCCTTGGCATGACCAGCAAAGCTATTAATCATCTGTATTTGCGTTGGGCTGGCTTTGCCATACATCGGCATTAAACGCTCGGCTAAACACCATCTAAGGGCCATTAAATAGCCTTGTGGAATAACTATCTCATCATTGATAGTGGTAAAGCGCTGAAACAAGGTATCCGCAAAGATATGCATTTCGCCTTGGGCTGGATTAGGCCATACAAAAATGGTTCCCAAAGCCTCACTTGGCTGGTAGTACAGGGCGCGAGGCCATGGACCATTTAAGGTCTTTAAACCAATCATTTCATAGTTTTCTAGGTTAAGAATGGTTATTGGGTAATCAAGTCCGCCGTTTACAATAGGTTGACCATTAGAGTTAGTGTTTACCCTAACAAATGCCGAATTAATAGACAAAGGGCGCTCGTAATACGCACTAATTGTTGTGCTGCTAACCGTCTGCGAGATGCTTACCGTATAAGTTCCATTGGAATTAACATTGCCACCTGCGCCAGAACCAAAGCGCGTAATCTTGGTGCCAGCTGCCACACCAGAGCCAGTTAAGGTCATACCCAAGGCAATTGCGCCAGCTGCTACATTGGTGACAGTTAATGTTGTGCCGCTGATTGATCCAGTAATAGTCCCGCCAATTTGGCCACCAGCACCAATGGTGTATTGGGTTTGTCCGGAAGTTAAGGTAAATATGATTTCGGTCTTATAAAAGACCATCATCTGCTCATTCGACCATTGGTCGCACATATCGTTGAGCATATCAAATGCGTCTTGCGAATCCGCAGGAGCGGGGGTCTCACCAGCCTCCAGAGCCCCAATATCTTTAAGGGCGCGAGAGATGATGTCGATTGGTTGTGTCATATCGTCACCTTAAATGTGTCCACGGCCCAGGGCGGTTTAGTTGTTATTTCAGAACTAAGCGCATCCAGCTGCTCTTGTAATCTATATTTTATAAGATGTTTACCGTCTTGGGTAGCATCTAAATCAAGCCAATGGATAACCTGGTGTTCGGTTGTATCTTCATCAACCATGTGCGCAGTTCGCATTTTCCAATTACCCTCGGTTTCTACAGAATTTTTCTCATCTGTTGCTTTGCACCAATATTTAAAGGATTTTAGAGTCCCGTCAATAATGACGGTTTCTAGTATTTTCCATTGGTAATTTGTCATAGTCTTGGAAAAGATAGGTCTAGGGCAATTAATTGTTCTACAGAAGTTACCGCAGCAATTGCAGTTTCTAGTGCTTCTGATTTGGCTACTACGCTTGCACGATAAGTAGCGACAGAAGTAGGAATATCAACACTTCTCTCAGCTTTGCGGATTACCATCCAATCGGTCTGGGCAAGGATAGAGCCAGCAGTAGTCTTTACCTGAGAGATAAAGTTAGACTTTAATCCTTTGGTTACTAATCTCTCTGTGCTATCTACCATTGCTGGTTTGCCATCAACAATACCTAAAACTTTGACATAAAGAGGGTTGCCATTTTCATCGGATTCTTCTTTATCCTCTAGTGCTTTAGGATTGTTGATGTTGCCATCCCAATAGAATCTATCATCTGCTCTTACAGCATCCGCTTCCCATGTCATACCAATAGCAGACTTATCTGCCTCAGATGCTAGACGAATCCAGTTAGCAGGGTATTGAATGTCGTTGTGTGTAAAAGGTGTATCCAGTTGGATAGTCTTAGTTCCGAGTTTAAAAGGCATAATATTTCCTATCGTGCGTTAGCGTATTTAAAGGGGTTTTCGGCAAATACCATGTAGATGTAAGTTCCACCAGATGCGTTATGCGAACTTGATGAAGTGAGGATTTTAAAGCCATTAGATAAATAATCAATTGGATTGCTATTATTTTCTTCAGCATTGGATAAGTTTGCAAATAACTCTAATTCAACAGCGTTATAAGGACTTCTTGCTGAATCTCCAATTCTCCAAGATTCAATAGCATCTGATCTTCTTGTCATTACATATCTAGGTCTAAACCCAGTAAAGATAAATGGACCATCCGTAGAACCATTCCCTGTGTATGAACCAAATGCAGAGTATCCAGCGACTTGTGCAAAGCAGTAGGCTACATGGTTGTCATTAGCATAAGTAGAACCGGCAACAGTAAATCCGCAAGTAGAACTTGTCATTCCACTAGCACCCCACATAGTTGAAAAACTAGCCTCGGCTGCGGTTGTGTTTAAAACAAGATAATCTGTGTTATTTACGCCAAGAGATGAGTGATAAACAAACCAACTAGTTGAACCTGTTGTTCTATTTTTAACAATTACCATATTAGGTGTAACACCCAGACCATGCCCAACAGTAAATTGACCGCTTGAAGGTGCTGTAAATGTAACAATACTAAATCCAGCACTTGTATTAGCACTTACTGTAGATGTAATAGAGCCTGCTGTGTTGGATACGCCTGCTCCGTTGGCTTTCCAGTTCCATGCTACATAGGTATCCGCACTTGTGTTTAACTGCGCTAATGCACCAACAGTAAAGCCGTCTGAACCAAATGCTGTTAAACCTGTGGTTTCGGTAGTTTCTGCGGTTGTTGTATTACTTTCTAACTGTTTTTGAACGCCACGAACTGCATCATAAAGTCCATGGTCAGCCGCAGCATTGCGTTCTTTAATCCATGTCCAATCAGGTTGGAATCCTAGCCCTGTAATAGATTGGCTAGAACCTGTGCCTGTGTACAAAGCAATATTCATATACTTATTCGCTGTTGTAGCCGCAGTAGCACCAATCGTAGGAGTAGGTAAGTTAAATGTGTTTAGTGCTACAAAGCCTGCAGGTGGTGTGTATTCGAATGGTTGTTGTCCGAAGTTAACATTGACTGTTGAAAAAGAACCAGCGCCACCGTTACCAATGCCAGGAACAAAAGTACCACTTACGCTTGTAAATGCAGCATTAGTTCCAGCGGCAGGATCACCACTCGCTTGAAATACTCCATTTTTAGACCACCAAATTTTTCCATTGTCTAAGTCTAAAGCGCATCCAATTACATCACTAGTCGTAAATGTGTTTCCGTATGCTACTCCTCCAGATCCAGCGTATTTACTTCCAGTTGTGTAGTATCCATATCCAGTTGTAACTGTAAGACCAGGAGAGCCGCTAGAACCTTGTGTAGCAGCTGGAGCAATACCAATCATGCAACCACCAGATGAAATTGATGAAGGCGTACTTTCCCAATAGAATTTACCGCTTGTCATTCCAATTGTTCCGTATATACCGCATTCATCGCCTGTTACAGTTGTTCCTTGCAAGTTGCCATTAGCACAAGAAGTTCCTGTGTAAAGATTTAATGGGTTCAATGTGCAATAGTTAGCCGCAGTAGCACTTGTCAGCGTAGGCACATCGGTCATGCTGTCATAAGTAGTGCCAGCAGTTAGGCTGATGTTGTTTACTGTCCAATCATTAGAACCAGCAGCATCGTATCCTAGTGCAGCAGTAGAAGATGTATCTTCAAAGTCTAAATAGAATCCATTAGTGCCGTATGTTCCTGTGTATTTCTTAGGAATCCATACACCTGTGCTTGTGGATGTTTCACCAAATGAGGATGGTGTTAGGGCTTGACCATCGATGAAGTTACATTCAGTCATGTAGCCATCCATCAAATACCCGTTATTAGTAACCAAACGACCAATTTCATGGGCTTGCGCTTGATTAATAAAGCCATCGGTATTTTGTGATGGGTATGCAGTTGAGTTGAATGCTGTTACTTGCACTCCATTAACATACAGTTTTAATCTTTCGGTACTTGTTGCTTGTGTGGTATCTGCCGCAAATACAATGTGATACCAAGCCGCTGGGTCACGGAATACTTGAGCAGTTACAAGAAATCCTGTCCAACTGCCACTATATGAGAATCTAACTTCTAAAGCATCTGTCAGCGTATCGTTGGAAAAATAAATACCAGCAGTTTGAGTACCGTTTCCGTAGCCTGTAAAGATTGAATTATCGCCACCCAATGAGCCACGCTTAACCCAACCACTCCAAGTCCATGTCTTGCGATTACCAGCAACAGGAAATGTACGATTTAAATAAGCAGAAGCACTAGACCGAAAGCGTAGGGAGTTGGTTAGGAAGTAACCACCTTGACCAGATGCACCAGCAAGGATATTAGAACCAATAACTGACATTATTAGCCTTAACTATAGTTAGCTGTAAATACTGCATGGATAGAGGTTGTTGTTCTAACTACATAATCTATGCGATCAATAGCACCTGCTGCTGTACTAAGTGTAGGTGCAGTACCACCAGCAAAGTCGTAATAAGAACCATAAGCAAGAGTTCTACTTCCTGTGCCATCTTGAGTAATAAAGATAGAGCCTGATTGACCAGCTACTATGTTACTAGGGTTTGCTAGGGTGCGATTGCCACCTAGAGTAACAGAAAAGTTATTAGAATCTGCTAAATCAGGAGTAATGGTTGCACCATCAACTAATGCGGTAATTTCGCCTCTTTGACCTTTTGTAAAGGTTTGGGCTGTGTCAATTCCTGCATAATCTGTACCTGCGGTGGCTGCGCTAAACGCTGAAGTGCCGTTACCTTTTAAAATTCCAGTAAGGGTTGTTGCTCCAGTTCCTCCATAAGCTACGCCAATTGCATTAGTAGGGGTTAAAGATGTTGCAGTAAACGCGCCCGTTGAGGGGTTAAATTGCAGTTTGGTAGACGAAACATTGCCAGTTGTAATATTGCCAGTTGTCGCATCGGTAAAGGTTAAATAACGGGTTGCGTTAGTAGTTGTATCGTCAACAATAGCTAGGCCAGAGGCATTGGCCTGCCAGGTTGGGGCCGATGCGCCATTGGAGGTCAATACATACCCAGCCGTTCCGGTTGATCCAGCAAGCGCCAGGGTACTTGTAATGTCTAAGGTTGTAACTTTAGCGGCTGCTGCAGTTGTAGCGCCAATGGTCATGTTGTTTATTGTTCCAACACTCGTTGGTGCAATTTCTAAGGACCCTGCACCAGTAGGTTTTATGTGGACATGACCAGTACCTGTAGGGCTAATGTCAATTTGTGCGTTTGTACCGTTTAAATTAGTAGAAACATTGACCGACAGATTATCGCCACCACCCGCGCCTACGCTTAATTGTGTGGTACCAATAGAGTTTTTAAGGGCTAAACCGCCTGAATTGGTAGCTTGAACAAAAGGTGTTGTTACGCTTGTAGAGCCAGATAGTGTAGTAAAAGCGCCAGTATTTGCAGTTGTATTCCCAATAGTTGGGGGCGCGGATAAGTCTAGCGTACCGCCTAAAGTAACCGTTCCAGAGCCAGTAATTGGTCCGCCGGTAAGGGTTAAACCGTTAACTGTGCCTGCAGTACCAACTGAGGTAACCGTTCCCGTGGTTGGTGTTGCGTATGTTGGTACTCCGCCAGCCAAAGTTAAGACCTGGCCGTTGCTACCAGCTGCTAAAAATGTTGTTGTTCCAGCGCTGCTTTGGTAAGGAATTGAGCCAGTTGCGCCGCCTGCAATATTGGTTGCCGTGGTAGCTGTAGTGGCCGTGGTCGCAGTTGTTGCGGTGGCTGCGTTACCCGAAATTGATCCAGTAATTGTGGCGCTGACCGTAAGGCCAGACAAAGTTCCAACCGCGGTGATACCGGTATAAGACCCCGAAATACGCGCAGAATCAATAGTTCCAGAGGTAATTGCCGAGCCTGCAATGGCAATACTTGTATTGGTTGCGCTAGTAATTTGACCTTGGAGATTAACCGCAATCGCTGGAACAGTAGAGGCCGATCCATAAGTTGCAGCAGTTACACCAGTATTGGTGATATTAAAAGTATCGCCGCCAGACAAATTAAGGCCGGTGCCAGCAAAATATACGCCGCCGACTGAAAAGTTATTCCAAGTAATTGCTGTAACGCCTAAAGTGCCGCCTGGCTGAATAGGGCAATAATATGCTGCGCCTGCTTGTCCGCCGCTTTCTATAAAAACTAAAGCCGATACCAACTCATCCCATAGATTTGCATCGGGAGAGCGGGTCCATGCTCCGGCAGCTGCATCATAAATACCATTGTCTGCTTGATTTGTTTGGTTTTTAACCAATACTCGGTCACCAGCAACAACCGAAACCGTGTCAATTGTTTGCGCACCAGACAGGGTAATGTTGGCCGTTGTACCCGCAACTACTGGTTGTTTCCACGAAATACCCAAAGCCAAAGAATCAACATACAGTTTGGTCGTTAAATCATTATTACCTACTGGTTGATTGGTTGAACTTGCGCTAGTAAACGCAGCCAATGCCGGAGTTGTAACCCCAATGGTTGTGCTATTAATCGTGCTATTGGTAATGCTTACCCCATCTAGATTGGGGTTTGTAGGAGCAAAAAACGGTGTTCCAGCAGGTCCAATTAAGTTAATGCACTCATACGGCGGCAAGGGCTCAAAAGTCCCTTGGACCGGCACTATATTGGTTGTTATAGTCTTTGCGGTGTCGTTGGACATGGTAAATCCCTTATTCGTTGGCTACAAGAGTCAAATAGAGCGAGTTAGTGCCTGACGAAATAGCCTTAATAAAAAAGTTGGGTCTTGGGCAATCAATAATAATTGGCAAAAACATACTTGGGGCCAAGATAAATGAACCGCTGCCACCCGTTGACGCAATGGCTGGTGTAGCCATATTGGTAGATGTTGTGCCAAAAGTAATCGCTGCCGTACCCGTTCCAGTATTTAGGATGGCCACGCGAAATGCAATGGTTGGCGTATCTGGTATTAATTGCAAAGCGGATGATGCAGCAGTAGTAAGGTCCAACCGAAAAGTTGGGGAAAGAATCTTTAGAGAGTCCATGATTATCCTCGTAATAGAGATGTTTAAATTATCCTATGTTTTTAGGTTTTTAAGCCATAAAAACAAAAAAAAGGCCACCTCTTTTGGAGAATGGCCTTTTCAGGTCTCATGCGGGATTAAGTCGCAATGAGCCCTTTGTTACGCAGCGCAACCAAAATTGCATTTACAGCGGTTGCAATTTCCGTACCTGTGGCGCTATTGCCAAGGTTTGTAATTGCAGCTGCCTGAATAACAGGGGTTGAGCCATGAAACGCCAATTTGTCTGCTGCGGCACCGGCGATTTGTACGCCGTCTGTTGAGTCACCGTTAAACAGGAAATTGGTTGTTTGGGTAGTTGCTGGTCCTGGATTTGGCATGATAAGGTTCCTTTCCTATTAAGCTGCAACGCGGCAGGCGAGTTCTGGGTAAAGCGGAGCCCAGCCGTATAAGACATCTAAACGGGTTGGGATGGAGTCGTTGTTAATGGTGTATTGACGCACCACACGAATCGACAATCCGTTGTCCTTATCGCTTGCACGGCCTGCAAAATGTACGCCGTCTGGCAATTGGAGGTCAGCAGTAGCCAAGGTAAACGCATTGCGATGGAACACCAAGTTCTGCGGGCTGACAATACCAGTTTTGTTAAATGGTGTCACAGCTGCAGTTGCAGATGTGCTTGCCACGGTTACATTTTGGAATTGACCAGCAGTAATAATTGCAGGGCTAACGATTACAGTTGCTGATCCACCACTAGTAATTGTTACATCGGCAGTTACTACAAAGTTACGCAATACATTGCCGCCGTAGGGCTGGCGGTTCTGTGGGTTGACTGCAAACACACCAGCAATCTGAATGGTATCGCCTTGCTTTAATACGGCATTAGCGGTAACAGCAGAGATGGTGATGGATGAAGTCTGAGCCCAGCCAGTTGTCAACGAACCTGTAAATGTAGAGGTATTCGTAGTCATTGTGGCCGTTGCATAAGAACCGTAGGTATGGGACACGATGTTTTGGTCCATATACCAGTTCATACCAATGGTGTCGCGACCCATCATGCCTTTTTCGTACTGACCAGCGATGGAACCTTGGGGGTTAAATAAACCCTTTAAAGAACCAACAATTGAGGCACCTGTAAAGGGATCAACCACGCAAGAACGCTTACCATCACGGGGAGCGCCTTCACCATCCAAGAAAGCCTGGGCGGTCAAGAATGTTGCGATGTCAGATGGAACTACACCAGCTGTACCAACGGTATTAGCGGTGTTATCTACTGCCATTGTGGTGCCGTCAAAATCAATTTTGTTGGCAATTGCAGCAATCGCTGGCTTCAATACACGGTCCGAGAACATATCTAACGACAAAGACAAGTCTTGAGTCGTAAATTGTGTGTCCACATGGAACTGGGTACTGAGGGTTACGGGTGATGAAGTCTCGTTAAAGTCCTCAACATTCAGCGCTGGGCCGGTCGTACCGATAAAACGGCCAGGACGGCGTACATTGACTGTGTTACCAATCTTTGCACCGACAACCGCAAACTGGTCATCATAGTTACGGTCTACACGACCAGTAAAGGTCAAACTGTTTTCCAAGACCATCAACGCCTCGTTGGTGATCATGGAGATGGTTAGCAAGTTATTTGCCATGGTAATTCTCCAAATTAATTTTAAAGTTACCCGTCATCGAATCTTTCCAGAGGCCCTTGCAGCTTTCCATTGCTGGTAGGTGCCATGAAATTTACGGTCAGAATCCAACGCAATATCGCTAGGATTCCCACCGGTTTTCAGCGGACTAATCGGTGCCGGAGCATTAGACTTCTTCGCAACAGGTTCTCTTACGCTCGGTTTAGCCGGTTCTGATTTCTCAAATTTAGCCTCTAAACGCCCAATGGCACGGAGTTGTGAGGTAATGGATTTCTCCGCCAACTCACGAGCAAAATCAGGATTTTCGGCCAAGTAATATAGGAGTTGTGGGCCTACATCACTCTCAATAATTGCATCGGTGACCGGTTGTGACACCGAGACATCGCTTGACGCAATCATTTCCTCGTAATCCGGCATATCTTGTTTCGCAACATCTAGTCGATCTTGAAACTTCTGCCGCATCCGCGACTGTTCCTCCTCAACCTTGCGAGCAAGTTCTGCTTGATCCCGCTCCCGCATCTTTCGATCAGTAGTCCACTCGGCCAGAGCCTCAGCATACTCTAAGGCATCATTGAATTGCGCTGGGTCTGGTTTAGGGTCAGGTTCTTCCGATTTCGGCGGATTTAACTTGCCTTCCAAATCCTTAATACGCGCCTCAAGAGCCTCACGAGCAGTACGCTCACGGTCCGCATCTTGGCGAGCCGCTTCGCGCTGCTTGGTCAGTTCCGAAAACCGCTTTTCAAGTTTCGGGTTGTGCTTCTTTTCACCTGCTACAGCATCTGTTTCTGCGTCTGGTTCACTCCGCTCTTGCTCAACAACCGGCTCCGCATCTGCGGCCTCAGTTGGAGACTCTTGAGTGGCTAAACCAAGTTTTTGTGCATGAAACTCAGCTAAATTCTCACTTGTTACTAAGTTACCAGCTTGTTTCCTTACCGGTTCCTGTGCTACTTCTGCATCGGACATGGATTAACTCCAAGAATAAACCCGATGAACCCATCGGTAGGTTAAATCTATTAGAAACTGTTTTTCAATAGTTGTCAACGAGGTCCCATTGGTACGCCAGGAATGGCCGGTTGTTCTAACGGCTGCGGTTGCATCTGTTGTGCAGCAAACTGCGCAATCATTTGGTCATCCATTGCGGGGTTAGTCAAAGGTTCTTGGGCAATTGCCATCTCCTGCTGCAAGAATGGTGACTCATTCATATTGACCTCGCTCTCAGCAAACGCGGCCACTTGGCCTTGTTCGGCATCTCTGCGATTCATTTCTTGCTGCAATGCGCGTGAGTCCATGCCCTTTAACAGCAGTTTGGTAATAGCGTCTAACTCAGTTCGGTTCTGGTCGGTAATCGACTTCATGTTGGTCTGATTAACTTTAGCCTCGTTGATGGTCTCGGTGTTATACGCTCTAGAGGTTACATCCATCAATTTGCGCTTGGTCTGACCTTCTTCTTTCATGCGCTGCACATCGGTTTGGTGCTGCAAGTTCATGGTCAAGGCCGCAATCTGTTGCTGCATATCGGCAACCATCTTTTGGCTGGCCATCAACTGCATCTGGACCTGTGGCGGAATGTCTGATTTTTCGTCAATTTGGGCTAATGGGTTCATTGCGGCCAAACGGTCAGCAATCACATCTGCGCCTGGAAAGTCCATGTTGCGGAATATTAAATCACCGGCAGCTTGGAATAATTCAGGGTTAGATTGGATGAGAGGAATCATCGACTCAACTGCCTCCTGGCGCTTAGATTGGTAGCCTGGGCCAGTATCCATGTAAACATCATATTCGCCCACGGTGACATCATTTAGTATCTTTTCCGCGCCTGATTCGTCCACGGCGCGTTGGTTAATCGTTACCATTTCGGGCTGGTTATCGTAGCCAATAATCCGCATTACGCGCTCTTTGTCATAAATCCTTGGGATAAGGTCTAAGATTACGCGCCCAGTTTGCTTGAGTGAGCGGGTCAAATTGTCGTAATAATGGAAGTTTGACATATCAATCTGCATCTGCTGGCCACGAATAGCCTTACCAGATTGATTGCCTTGCGCCATCATATTTGGGTCAAATATGCCCACTACGGTTTGCAGGTCATTGTTGATAGCACTTGTAGCCTCAACGATGCCGGCAGCTGGTGGCTCTGGTTGCAATCTAACCGGTACTGGAGCGGGTTGTCCCTCAATGTCTTTTTGCTTATAACGCAATACCGGCGTTGCCTTGATGTTAGCCAGGTTCCACTCGTTCTCATGGCCCTCATCTTGACCCTCTGCCAATAGCCATTTAGCCTTGGGCGCAAGAGCTACAGACTCGGTCAGAGCGGTACGCCAGTAGTTGTACATCCGCTGCGGGTCCTTGGCCATGCGCACAATGCCATACTTCTTGCGCTTATCGTCCACTACCAACTGTTGGCCATAGACGGGAACAATCGGAATGTACTTACCGGCCCAAGTGGATTCCTCTAAGATTTCTATGCCGGTCAGCTTGGCCCATTTAATGGTCTTGCGCATCGTTTCACGCTCGGCCACCACTTCAATGCCGGCTGCCATCATCATCTCATCGCTGGGCGCGTCATCTTTATAGACTTGCGTACCATCGGAAAGCATGAGCAATTTGGTCTTTTTGCGCTCGGTATACCACCACTCAGCGATCCGGATGTCATCTTTCATAATCCATTCGGCATCCGCGTCTCCAGTTCCACGCATATTAAAGTTACCGCCATCGTCCGCGTTAGGGTATTGGGCCTTAAATTCTTTCTTGCTCATTACCTCAGTAATTAGGCAGCACTCGGCATCTGCGCCATCTGGCATCTGACTGTTAGGGTCAAAGTAGACGGTAAAAGGGTTGGCAATCGGCTTAATGTAGATTTCTTGATCAAATGAGTCTGCCCGTGTGTAGTCGGTAACAACGCGCCAGTAACCCCAGCCCATCCGGACCGCAAACTCAAAGGCCGTATCGTAGGCGGTGTCCGCGTCCGAGTTGACCTCAATATGCTTAAAGATGCCCGTCAGGATGTCTGCTACCTTGGCGTTGGCTGCCGAGTTCATCGAGTGCGCTTTCATGCGGGGTCTTGCTTGGCGCTGCTGATTACAGACCTGGCGGATAAAGCCATCTAGTTTGTTAATCGTTAAACAGGGTCTGGCCTCAAGATTTCTAGAGTTTTGCACCTCTACTGGCCATTGATCCCCAGCGGAGAATTTAAGGTCATCCAAGGCATCTTGGCGATTGTAAGAGTCCGCATCATTGGCGAATCTCAGATATTTCTGTGCGTCTTGTATACGCTGGTCGTTTGCCATAGTCATCCCATCCATGATCCAGCCGGTTGTTGCACGGCTCGTTTTACTACCGATTTGCGGGGCTCATTCACCACTAAACCTAGATATTTAAACGCATCGGCACCGTGCGAAAAGATATCGTGCAGCGGCGTTTTACTGAATTGCTTGGTATCTGGGTCCACATCATATCGGTAATGTCTTAAACATTGTAATCCTTGATGGCAATTTTCTCTATCAAAATAACACTTGTTGAATATTGTTCTGGCTGCATTGATAGAGTCCGCAGTTGGGGTCCTTGGCACAATTTGCACCTTGTAACCGGCTGCCCTCACAATGTCGGCAATCGAGCGCCCAGCAGCTGCCAGAGTTGAGTTCTCAGCATCATGCGGCAGCCAAATGGTGTCGTAGTGATACCCAAACTTCTGCATCTCGGCCATGTAAAAGGACATGGTCTTTTGATTGTCCTCAATGTACTTGATCAATCTGATCTCAAACCCAATAAATTGCACAAACCAAATGGCCGTATTGTCGGACCAGCCAAGGTCAAAGACCGCATGAACCCCTTTCATTTGATCGTAAGGGACTTTAGTAATTCGCCCCTCAAGGTCAGCTAGGGTTATCTCGTTACCGAATACCGCTCCATCCACGGTCTTACGGCAGATGCCCTCCCAGACTGTGTTGTAGGCCTCGATGTCCCGCATATGGAGATTGTCTTTTTCCTCCCGCAGCGTCTGGGGAAACCAAGGGTTATCGCGCCAGGTAATCTTTTGGACTATTGCGTTATTTGGTGGAGACACTACAAAACGCTGGTAGGTGTCATCGGTCTCTAGTTCCGGATTAAAGGTAATCCATATTTCAGAGTTGTCCTTACGGATCGTAGGAATCAGGACATTCCAGCTAGTTTTGGAAACAGTCTGCGCCTCCTCAACCCAGCAAATGTTGACACCCTCAAAGGATTTGACATTAGTAATATTGTTTTTTAGGCCAATAAAGAAGAACTCGGACCCATTCTTACCGCGAATGCTGGTCTGGGTGACCTCGTAAAAGGACTCTAAGCCTAGACTGTCAATCTGGTCTGTCAGCAGCTTATGGACAGAATCCTTAATCGAAACCTGAAACTCACGAGCGCAAAGGATGCGGATGGGGTCTTTGGCTGCCTTAATTAATAACGCCCTGGCAACTCCCCAAGACTTAGCGCCACCGCGCCCACCATAAAGAATCTTGTATCGTTTGGGCTCAAACAGAAAAGCCAGCTTTACGGGGAATTCAGCGTTAGCTACTGCGTCTACAGTCTCAAGCATCTTGGGGTTTTACGAACATAACTTGGATGCCGGCTAAGAGCGGAGTTCCATCGGTATTTTCCATCTGGTTGATCTGCACAGCTTTACCATCAAGCCGGTCAATAACCTCTTTCACCGCCCAGGCCTCGCCTTGTTCAGCTTGCGTGATCAGCTGCTTAACAATGTTTTCCAGCTTTTGAGGTTCTTGGGTCAGCACCTTTCGGAGCTTGTCATAGAACATCTTGCCCTTTACAGCATTAGAATTTCCTATCGGTGCGGCCATAGTGATTAACTCAATCAATAAGTTCCAGTAACTAAATAATAAATCGTTTCTTGTTGTTTGTGTTAATCTTATGCTGTAAACTGTTTACTCTTATGGAGGAGTTATGGAAATAATCAAATCGGAGTTTTGGCATATCCTACAAAAACATATTGCTTTAAGAAAGGGTCAAAAATGAAACGAATAGTCTTTTACTGTGGCGTTAATGTAGAAACTGGTGACGCTTATGTCCGCAACGCACCAGAGTATCTTGCAATGACTAATGAGGAGCGCATAAACGCCTTATCCTTAATAGTTAACGAGTTGTCCCAAGAATTGAGGTTTGTTTCTGCTCAACTCAATACCCAAGAAACTGCATTAGAGGGTCCAAAGTTTCTTGAGTAAATTTTTCCCCATGGTGTTTCATTTGCATTGATCTTGCAATACGGGCCTCAGTCTTACCAGCTTTGCGCATCCTTTCAAATGTTTTTGGAAACAGTAATTCCGCTGGCGCGCCCACAATTTCACCGCTTTTTGCTTGTAAGCCGCCATAATACTGGCCTGGTATTCCCATTGAATAAGACCCGTGCTGAAATTTTGGAACTAATGGTCCAGCGCCTGGCTGTGCAATAAACATTGACCTGCCCGCCTCGCCTTGGAATAAATTAGGGTCGCTCATGACTTTGGCGGTATCTTCCCAGCGCGGAAAACCTTGGTCTCGGAACTTGGCCTTACTCATCGACTCAACAATTGCTTTACGCAGCTGACCGTCTTTTGACATCAACTCGTAAATATTTGGAGAATCTACGCCAGCAAAATCTTTAAATGGATATCTACGCTCATCAGTTTCTGGGTCTTTTACCCAAGTCTTACGAACATCTTCGCGTAGGTCTTTGTATGCCTGTTTGGTAATAGGTAGCGTAGGCAGTTGGCCAACCATGCCTTGAGCCATATGGTGGCTAAAGTTAATGCCCTGTGGACTCATGCCTACAAATATTCCAAGCGCGTCCTCGCCTTTATCGGCAAACATCCGCAAGTTTTCGGTCTTGCTTGATGCGGCAGCAGGCTCTGAGGCCCACGCAATATTTTGTTTAACATTGGGCTCAAGCAGCATATAATCTTTACCGCCTTGGCGTTGTACCGCCTGGCGTAATGGAATTCCCGCAATTTGATTTACTGTTCCGCCAGTTGCTGATAAATCGCCCATGACCGGAACTAATGTTTTGTTTAAAAGAGATTGTGGATTAATTCCAATTTCTTGTATTTTGACTAAGCCAGGCGTATTAACAACCACATCGCCAGCCAATCGCATTTCTTCACGCTGACGCACGGCGCGATTGGCCAAAGATTTCTCAAATCGCGTTACCGCTGCTTTTTCCGCTGCAGTTAAGTCTCCGCGCCCAGGGTAAAGTAATTCTCTGATTGGTATGCCGCCAACATTAGCGCCACGCTTAAACGCGCCTAAAGCAGCTGCCGGAGCCGATCCGCTGGTGGCCATTCCTCCACCTGCTACATTCATGGCCACATTAATTGCATCTTCTGGGCCAATTTCTTCGCCTTGCGCAGCCCTTCTTGGTGTTTCAAATGCCCTAACCAGATCAACTAAGAACTGTGGCGCAATGATGTCGGTATAGTCTATTGGCGGGCTCATTACAGAACCGCGCCCCTCAGATGGCAAACTACCCCGCGGACGGGGCAGAATAGATAGCCTCTCAACTTTAGGGTCGAATATGTCTGACAGTCGGGCCATTATTTCTTCTTCTTTTTGCTTGCAGCCTCACGCTTAACTGAATACGCAATTGCCACGGCCTGCTTGACCGGCTTTCCCGCAGCAATCTCGGCCTTTATATTCTTTTGAAAGGCCTTTTTGCCAATGTCTTTAATCAGCGGCATTACTTTTTCTTCGCAGTTTTAGCCGACTCTTTAAATGCTTTAGCAGTTGGCGCGCCCTTGGTGCCTGGGCTACGCATCTTCTCAGGAGTCTTTCCAGCAGCCTTTTGGCGCTCAATTCTTTCCCTTTTAGCGTGAATATTTGCGTAAAGTCCGGGTTTAGCTGCCATTGTCTTTTTCCTTGTCGTTTTCTATCAGTAAGGCATCAATAATCGCAATTGCGCCCCGTTGTTGCTGCACCCGTTCTAAAGCCGCTTGAAGTTCTAGTACGGATGCCTGCCTCAACTGTAGTAAATAGTCTTTAGTAATCACTATGCATTAAAATTAGCGGCAGTTGCAGCTAATAGGTAATAGTCACTACCAGCGATTTTGACTCGCAAACCATGCGTAATTTCGTTGACATTGGTAATTGTGCCTGTAGCAGCCAATTTAGCGCCTGCTACGGTTACACCAGCTAAATTCAATAAGTAACCATTAGTGTCTACGGTTGCAGCACCTGTGCCATTAACGCTGGCATAAATAAGGGCAGTTGTTGTTCCAGTAGACGCACCAGATGCGCAATTTAATTCAATTTCAACTGGGGCATAGTTACCAGCAGATGTTCCAGCCGATAGCGTCATTTCAGCTAAAACGGCTGAGCCCAAGCCAGTAGTACGGCCAGAGGTTCCATATACAACTTCACCTTTAAGCGCGTTTGAATAGCTACCAAGAACCGAGTTGATGGTTGTTAAAAATTTAGCACGACCACCAACGCCACCGGTACCGGTCATTGTTGTGCTAACCAATACTGGCTCAACGCTAGTTGCTCCATCGGTGCTAGTTGATGTTGTGGTGATATTAAAATCACCGCCAGTTAAGTTGACTGCGCCCGAAACATCGAGGCTTTCAAATAGTGGGTCGGCGTATGCTACGCCAATTGATTTTCCGTTTGACATGATTAATTCCTTTTAGTTAACAATTCCAATTTTTAAGAGATGCTGCTTTTCGGGTAGGCCTTCCCTTTTCATCTTTCATCGGCCCAGGCATTCCGCTCATCCTCGCACAAAAACTTTTTTTACGACCTTCGTCAGCTTTTGTTTTAGGGTTTGGAGCAGGTGCTTTAAGGTTTGCATTATTTTTTGCATTATATTCCGCCCTTCCTTTAGCGGTCATGCCCGCGCCCTTTTCGGCTGGGTTGTAATTCTTACCCTTACCGGTGGTGGTGCGCGCAATAGGTTTATTAGTGGTTTTTGGCATCATCTGCTTCCACGAAACAGACATCCTTCCAGGACATCACAATTAATTCTTCGCCGTTATCCTCAAATCGAGGGTAGGAAAGGTAATCCTCCGCGCCCCCAAATCGAATTCTTTGCCCAATTTCAATTGGGTTTGGAATCAGTCTGCCCTTCTTGTCAATCTCGCCAGGACCCACGGCCAATACCTCGCCGATATTTGGTAGTTCATCCATAATGACATCAATCACCTGGCTTTTAACTCGCTCGATGGGTCTTACAACAATTCGATCACGCAGGGGTCTTAGCATTTTTTCTTACCTTTTTAGGTGCTGGAGTGGCTGCCAATTCCGTGAATATTGGCTGCGGATCAACCACGACTTGGTGTTCACCGCACCACATCCCAGCCTGTTTAGTTACTGATTCAGGAAACCGCCGGCAATGGCCGAACTGCGTACCCTGAAAAAATATACAATTTCCGCAGTTCACTTTTGGTACATTTCGCCAGAATTGTTTGTTTCCATCTTGGTATCGCGACCTTTCATGGTCATTTTTTCGCCCATTGGCTTGTTTTTGCCTTCCTGCATTACGGCGTTTTTGGTCTTTTCTTTACGACCTTTATCTTCGTTACAGTCTTTTGGGCATACAAATGTATTTGCCATTTTGATTTCCTTTATGAGAGTTGTTGCAGTTTGTACAGCAGAGAGTTAATTAAATCGGTAATTTCGTCAATAGTATTCTGTAATTCGGTGTCTTTTGGCAAGTGTTTTCTGTTTTGATCGACATATTTTTGTAATGCTTTAAAGTACCGCACAGGGTCTTTGTCAATCTCAAATTCTTCCTCAAATTCGTCTAATGGACCATACCGCCCCATATACGACTCAACCAGCTGGTCTACGAGGTCAGGGACGGCGTTATAGTATTTAGCCAAGGCCTTATGGTTCGCATAGCTTTTGGTCTGCCAATGCTGCAAATGCGCACAAGTCGCAGAATTTAACAATGCCAGCGAGAATGCTTCGATGTCTTTCATAATTCCTTCAAACAGTACATATTAATGACCTTAGGCCCTGTTATTTTATCTGCCTTTGCGCCTTTTGTGGCAACAATTTTATTTTCACGATGCACTAATTTCCATAACACCGCTTTGATTGAATGCGGTTTAGCAACCAATTCAGCAGCAATTTGCGCCTGCGTTAAATTGGGTAATCGCTCAAGCAACAACAAAATGTCTTGAGATAATCTTGGACGGCGTTTTAACTTCTTCATAATAAACAGTTCCCTATAAAACTCTTACCTTAACCATACCGCCTCGCTGCTGGCTTATTTTGTATGTGCTAATAATTAGTTTGTCGTTAATATTCCAAGCATCGGCCAGACCGTCTTGGCCAGCTTTAAACGCTGCAATCATGTTGTCTTGGTCCCGTGGCCGGTTGTCCGGTGGATAAAACTCTATCTCTAAGTAAATCGGAGCATCCTCCACAATGTGTTGAATAAACAGTATTGGCTGCTGCAGCGCCAGGATGCGAACCGCAAACCGGTACTTTTTCTTAGCAGCTGCTAGAGGAGCCCAATGCCCACGGTAATTAGGGCTCAGTTCTTTAGGTGGCCAAGGCAGGGTTAGTCTATCGGAGGAGTTTTTGGATTGTGTCATTGAGTACCGTTAGTTCAGTTTGTTTGGTTGCGTTCCATATTGATTTGCGACCATGAATGCCGTTATGGCTGCCTTGGTGACAATCCTTGCAGAGCGGAATACAGAGGTATTGGAGGCCTTGTTCGATGTGGTGGGCATCTGAGGGTTCTGATACGCCGCAAACGCCACAGGGTAGCGATTTAACGCGTGTAAGGTGATTCCTTTGGGGCGCAGTCAGTTTGTTATTCAAAATTAATTCCAAATTATTTAACTGTTAAAGTGCATTTATCGCCAACTGCTTTGCGCTCAACAGAAATCTCGCAAACATTAATACTTTTAAGTTTTTTTGCAATAAATAGGCAAAGGTTTTCAAGTGTTGGCGGCCCCAAATCAGGAATCGTGTCTAAAAATTCATGGTCCAAAGCATAACGAATGGCATCTACGGCCTGTTTTATATCGCCAAAATCTCTTACCATTCCGTTTTCCCCTGGTTCTCCCTCTATAGAAATGCTGGCGTGATAGGTATGGCCATGTATGTTTTTGGATTTAATGTGGTCGTAAACATTAACCGCTCTGTTTAGTGTATGTGCCGCGTCAAAAAAAAATGTTTGTGTAAGTTTCAAAATAAACCTTCTTGCTCTATTTGCATAAAGTTCCATGTAGCAGGTGCATTTTGAGACTCAATTCTGGCCCGCATAACTTGCGCCCTGGCTTCTTTGGTGGGTGGTAGATAGTTGCCATTTTTCCAATGTTTATCAATTCCTACATTTCTACCAATATTTGTACTATCCGTTGAACTAAATGGAAATTTAGTAAATACGGCTGGGTCTAACATTCTGAGCCCATGCAACTTACAAATTGGCCTGCCCATGTCATCACAAATAACCCGCATTGCTGCGCCCATTCTGGACCACCAGGCATTAGTGCCAACCGTAGCATATTCACCAGAACTGCCCAAAGAAACCCGTACATAGGTGTTGGCCAGCTGCTCAAGTCTTTCAAGGGATTCATGCAGATGCCACACCGGAGAGCCAAACCAATAAGGCAAAGGGCAATCTTTAAGAAAAGCATCGTTGTCCGATTCGGTACCATCAATAACATCTGGAATTACGGCAAAATCACAGGATGGCACTTTTTTAAGATTTAATGCCCAATCGTAGAACTGGGTCCAATCTTTAATAGGTTTTCCTGATTTCCAGGCGCTAAACGCACCATTGTCTAAAGCAAAAGATTGGCAAACCTCTATGGCGGTCCCAACCTGGTCAGGATGCGCAAAAGACACAAATGCGTGACCAGCTTGTACTGCGTAGTTAGCAACTGTGGCCGGGGTTATTGGTAGACCGTGATAATGAATCATGCCGCCTTGACCGATCCGCGAAATACAGCTGCTTTAAATTCGTGCGGCAGGGCAAACTGGCTTTCCAAAATGCCTAGTTCTTTGCCTTTAGCCACAATGCCAGGCCATGTCTCATGCCATTCCTTACCATCGACCACGCCAGGCAGGGTCACTTTTAATTCATCGGACCAGCGCTCTTGGCGTAACCATGTTGCGGGATAGCATACGAACTGGCCGTCATTCTTACGCCATTGGTCTGAGCGCATCTGCTGCCGAATAGCGTCCAATAGTTCTGGCAGCGGCGGGCGGATTCCCTCGGTCTGGATCCATGCTTTACGGGCATCTCCCTTGGCCACACGGCGGGGATAAGTTGTCCAAAATTCTTCAAAGTCTGTCATTTATCCCTCAACCAAATAGCTAGAGCAGCCAAAATAGCAACAACCAACATAAACCAAGAAAAATCCATTAATGACGGGGTTTGGGCAGAATACGAAATCACTCGTCTGCTCTTTCGCGGATGGCTTTGGCAATGTCCTCTTGTTCCATGCCCTCAAACCAAGCCATCTCAGCAACCTTGGCGCATTGTTCGCGCTCGTAGTCAGCTGCTTTTTTAATGGATTGGATTAACTGGTCTCTGGCAACTTGTTTAAATTCCTCAAGCATATTGTTTGTAAAGTATTCCAGCTGCGCTTCGGTGGCCGACCAATTTTTTTTGGTCTTTACCATTCCACATCTAAGTGCCATTTCTTCAAGGTCATCTAAGGTCATATTGTTCTCCTTTTGCAGAGAATATATGATTAGGAAATAGTTTGCAAGGCAGTTTTTAGTTTCTATTTCTTTTTCTCATAGGTTACCCAAGGGTGATAGCCATGATCACTTTAGCACCAGCAAAGATTAGTAAAACAATCTAGCCTATGCGCCCTATAAGGCAACGATTCATCCTAGCCTAAGTTGTCTATCACCCATGTCTTAAGCTAGTTCCGCAGTCCCTCGTTGACAGGCTGCTCCGGTTATCTGGTGGTGAGCCGATACCGTATCTACTGTTCCGCGCTGCCGATTTAGGCCCATTACTATCGTGCGGAGTACGGTCAGTAGGCAACAAAAAACCCCAAACTCTTGGGTGGTGCGGCCTTGGCAGGCATCCTTGGAATAAGTCCTTATAAGGGCAAAATGACCAATTCCAAGCATTGTTCGCACCACCGAAAAATTCGGGGTTATTGCCCTGTATAAGATTCCAACAAGTGCCACCTTGCTGACCCATCAATATTACCATGGTTTTATTAAAGAAAGTCTGGTTTTTTTAACCAGGGTTCAACCCTAGTTCAACTGTGGTTAATAGGTAATAAGCAGTTATTACGCTGTTATTAAGCAGTTATTACGCTTATTTTCTAGGTGTTTTCCCTAATTTTGATAAAAAAACCCATAAATCAATTGCAAACAGTAAATAAACAGTTTACTATTCATTTACGGTCATTTGATCGGCAAACAAAATCGGAGAGAAAAATGAAATACACAGTACATCAAATCAACTTGTCAGATGACCAATACGCTGCTCATCGCGAGACATACCTAAACACAACATTTCGCCCAACAGACGAGGCAATTCTTGCAGCGCGTAGCTTGTATGCACCAGTTGCAGAAATCAACACAACATCGCTCAATCAAGTTTTTAACATTGGTAACATCGGACCTGATTCTAAAATCAAGCGCCTCGCTCCAATGCATTCTGTGTCAGTTGGCGATGTAATTATTGACGCAAACGGTGAGGCCGCATATGTATCAACATTTGGTTTTAAAAAAATGGGTTTTAATTTATTTGGCAATTAATTAACGGGGCTTCGGCCCCATCACTCGGAGAGAAGAAATGGACGATTTACAAGACTTACATCACCACCAGCAGCTGCAGCATCAAGAGCAACAGGCGCAGCCAGCATATTGCGACTATATCGCTCACATAACTAAAAGAGCCTTAAACGCACCTGACCCTTTAGCCATCATTTATGGTGCTGGTCGCATTCATTGGGACTTAGGTCCAGAGGGTCAGTTTCTTAGTACCAAAAAGCATTTGTTTGTTGTGGATTGCAATGGCCGTCATTACAAAATAACCGTGGAGGAATTATGAGAGTAATTATGAAAGACACCAAAATTAACCTAGTTGCACATCATTTAGTCAGCAAGAAAAAGATAACCAGCTGGGAGGCAATTGAGCGCTATCACGCCACACGCCTAGCGGACATCATTTTTGACCTTAAAGCAGAGGGTTGGGACATTGTTACCAATATGGTAAAAGAGCCGTCTGGTGTGCGTTACGCAGTCTATCGCTTGCTTTCAGTACCACGCAGAAGTCGGGTGTCAGCATGAGAAAAACTAACTTTGAGGCCAATAAATGGCAACGCAATGTGTTTACTAAAAAAGAATCTCCTTGGATGGAGGCCTTTGCTGCAGTAGGTTTGGTGGTCTTTATTTTACTTTTAGCATTTATTTAATCGGAGGGAATATGCAAAAAATAGCAACCGCGTTAGTCAAGGCACAAAAGGCCTTTGGACCTGCACTCAAATCGTCCACCAATCCACACTTCAAATCAAGATATGCCGACTTGGCAGCTTGCGTTGAGGCCGTGATTGATGCCTTAAACGACAACGGTATCGCCTTGGTCCAACATTCCCATGAATGTGCGGATGGAATCATCATTGAGACTATTTTTATCCATGAGTCCGGTGAGATGATTTCGGGTGGCAAACTCCATGTGCCAGCCACCAAACAGGATGCGCAGGGTTACGGGTCAGCAATGACCTATGCCCGCCGGTATTCGCTCCAGGCAGCTTGTGGTATTGCTCCAGAGGACGATGACGGCAACCAAGCATCGCGCCCAGTAAAACCTAAATCTACCCGCACCAAGGCAGAGATTGAGGCCCTGATTACGGCAGCCACATCAACCGACCAGTTAACTGCTACATGGAAAACATTGGCAGCAGACGAGCGCGAAATGGTGCGGGACTTTGCAGCCAAACATCACACCAAATTAAAAGGAGATCAAAATGCGTGAACCAAATCCATTTCAACAAGACGGGACCTGGTGGAATAATCGCCTTGGTAAGTTAACCGGTTCTAGGATGGCTGCGGCCATGAACTTCCTAAAGTCTGGCAAAGAGTCTAGTGAGCGGGAGAACCTACGCTACGAGGTGGTGGCCGAGCGCATCACTAACACCTTTGCCGACAAGTACATGACCTCAGATATGCAATGGGGCGTGGAGCAGGAGGCCGCCGCTAAGGAGGCCTTTGAGACCCGCACCGGTTTAATGGTTAAGGATGTTGGCTTTATTGATCATCCAAGTATTGACCATTGCGGAGTGAGCCCAGACGGGTTCGTGTCCGATGGATCGCTCATAGAAGTCAAATGCCCCAAGACTAAGACACACATGAAATATGTGGCCAACCAAGCTATCCCACCGGAATACAAACCGCAGATGCTTTTGCAGTCAGCTTGTACCGGTAAGGATGTCTGGTTTGTGTCTTACGACCCGCGTATGGGCGAGGGTAAGGACCTATTTATTAAGAAATATGTCCCGACCCCAGAGGAGTTGGCCGAAGTAGAGGCAGCTGCTGAGAAGTTCTTAGCCGAGTGCGATGCCTTATTTGAGTTTTTTAATGATGAATCAAATTATTTTGATAAAGGGAGTTTTTAAATGTTAATGATCGGATTAGCCCGCCTGGGCAACGACCCAGAGGTTCGGTTTACACCAGACGGCAAAGCAGTTATGGATTTGTCCTTGGCGTTCTCATATGGCCGTAAGGTTGATGGCAAGCAGCCGACCCAATGGGTCAACGGGACCATGTGGGGGGATAGATGCGAAAAATTAAGACCGCACCTCACCAAAGGCCAGCTATTGTTCGTCAGCATGACCGAACCCCATGTAGAAACCTATAAGCGCCACGATGGCACCGAGGGTGTTACTTTAAGGGCTAGGGTGGGCGAATTAGAGTTTGCTGGGTCCAAACCCGATTCTCAGCCACAAACGCCCCAAAACGCTGGAAAATACCCCTCACGGTCCTATGCGGGTGACATTAACGATGACACGCCATTCTAGGGGGAGACCATGAAAATGATCATAGCCGGGGTTTGTTTACTGTTTTTAAGCGGATGTGGCATCTTGCCTGACAAAAACGCTATGCCAGAGCAGGAGTTGATAGTCGATGAAAAAGTCCATTCTATGAGCCGTCTTGAGGTAGTGACGGCCATTCAGGATTGCCAGGTTGCTAGGACCAGAGCCGTAGTAATTTACGGTAAGCGCAAGGTCGGCGGTATGACCCGCGATATAGTTGTAGATGTTACTTGCGCACCGCTTTACTAAGCATAAGGACGAGTACCGCTGCGATCAATAATCAATGCCTGTTGCCTGGGTTTATCCTCAGGGTTATTAGGGATTGAGATATGGGTCCAGCGGTCAAACTCTCTGATAATCTGGTCGTAACCAAGTCCCGCAGCCATCACAGTTTTAACCACCTCATCGGGGGTCATGCCTGGCACCCGAATGTCGGCTGCGCACCCAATCCGGTGTTGGCTGGTGTCCTTAGAACCTACTGCTGCATTGACTTGCGCTGACCTAAAGGCAGAGTTGATCATTACAGGTTTACCGCCTAAGACGGTTTTGACCTGTTCTAAGAACTTGGCTAGACGGTTTAAATTGGCCAGTTCATCAGGGTTTGGCGTATTGTCAAACTGCCGGTGGTCAGTAGTGGTCAACTCCTCTAGGCTAAAGTGGAGGGTAAGTGGAGTAATCATTTTTTAATCATCCCTTTCATTTCTTCTGTTTTGTTTTTGCTGCCTTGGCTGGACCCAAAGTAAAAAGATAGAACTTGTCCCGCAGCCGAGGTTATAAACCCAAGAGCAAAAATAACCAATTGTTGCTGGTTGTCTGGCGTATCAACAAACATCAACACACCAATTAGCACAAAGGCCAGACCTACAACACCAAGGGCTAACAAAGGTACAACCAACTTATCTAGCTTGGTTGCATATTGAGATGTAGCCACCGCAGCATAAGCCTGGCGCGCAGAGTCGCGGTCAGCGACTTCTAATTTAGCGTACTCTAGGTCTAATTCTTTAAGTTTTAGGGTCATCTCAGGGTTGCCGGTTAGCGCCTTAGTAACGCCCTCGATGGTGTCATCATCAATGCCCAACTTAGATGCTATCCAGCCTACCGCAGCACCACCAGCTGGGCCAGCGACAGCAGTTGCTAATACGGGCGCGACCCCTTTAAGTATTCCTAATAGCGTATCCATGAATTAATCCCTATACAAATAAATAAAATTGCTGCCATCCAAGTAACCACGAGTAGATCGTATCGATTCATTTTTTAGACCTTTCTTCAAGCAGTTTGACCCGCACATGGAGGTCATGAATATCTTTGTAAATTTCTTCACGCTGTTTTGCTCTGCGCTCGGCAGATATTGGGCTATCTGTTGGTACGCCTTCTGCGGTAATAAGGGCTGGCATCTTGCCCTCAATTTGGGTCAAGCGGGTTTGGAATGAGGATACCTGACCTAATAGCCACGCAATACAGGCTACCAAAATTGGTATTACCGCCTTTAGTACATCTTGCATATTCATTTTTTAGACCCCCATACCATGTAATAAGCAATCCATGCTGCCACTAAAAAACACCAGAACTGCACCCATTTAACCTTTGCCAACTCTGCATCAAAATACTTCTTATCTTCTTTTTCCAGCTTTTCAATCTCGGCCTTAATGTCTATTAACTTCTGCCATTCTTTGGTGCCGTATTTCTTAATAAAATCTATCCGTAACTGGTATTCCTCATCGGAAATCTTCTTGCGGTGTTTATATTCCTCAAGGGCTTTAAATATGGCCCGTTCTTTCTTAAACTCCGCTTCCCTGCGTTCCCGAATCTTGGCGTTTGCTTGCTGCCTTGCTACATCAACCGCTTCTTTCTGTACTTCTTCAATGTTCTTGCCAATCTCACGACCAGCTTCCCTGCCTGTCTTAATCCCTTCGCTGATACCCTTGGCACCAGCCGATAACCCTAGTTCGTCTGCCATATATCATCATTTTTTTAGTCTTTGCCATATATCCGCAATTGGCGTTGAGTTGATTTCCCTCCAGCCAATACAGACGCAGGCAAACATAATAAATAAAAAGAAAGCAAACAAGACTGCAAAAATAATGACCGCAAAAATTGCGACAAATAAAGCAAACATATTGAGTATGGTCATTAACATTAGTGAGCCATTAGCATAATTGTTAATACAAATAAAAGGATTAATATATAAATCCGTTTAGCCCAATATTGTTGATTTAAGATGCGCGGGTCGTGAATTAGGTAACTCTGCAACTCCAGCATATCCTCATCGTACTCAATGTATTTTGGCCTTAACGGGTTTAAATAATAAGCACAACCTATCTTAATTTTGCCATTGTTATATGGCACATCCATTACCTATCGGCCTTATCTGCCAATCGGTCAAAAAACGATGCCATGATGCTTTCTAACTTGTCAAATCGAGCAGCCATTTCAACACGCACCTCTTTTAAATCATCCTTGCGAACATACAGTTCTGGCAAACCTTTTTCAATTTGGTGGATGTCTCTGCGCAATTCTTTGACCGAGTCCCAAAGTTCTCTAGCAAACCAGCCAATGGACGCAATAATGCATCCAAGGCCAATATTGATAATAGTCTGCCATTCCATATTAGGTTTTCATTATGTAGCAAAGCGCATAGTAAGGAGGCAGATTAGCGTTGGTTCCGCTTACTCCTGCCGTAGCAATTGTTGTGGCTACAGTAATACCAGTTACGGCAGATGCAGTATTGATTGATTGTGTACTAATAGAATCTGGTATTGATCCTGCGGCATTATTTGGAGCGCTTGCTGGTGCTGTGTAATTATGGACATGGCCAGGATCAGTAACAACAGATGTTGCCGAATGGTTATGGCTTACAACAACCGCATCTGCTGAACCACCAGTTGCATCTACCGCATAAGTTGAGCCTGCGCCTGCCACAAATCTATTTCTTAGGTCTGGGGTGCCGTTTGACCCGTTACATAAAACATATCCAGCTGGAATTGATCCAATAGAACCAGACCATAACAAAATACCGCCAGAGGGTATTGGGGTTGCTGCCGGAGGAGTTGCGCCAATAATTCCATACAAATTATCATAAGTCTGTATGGTTACATTGCTTGAAGTTGCAAGTACAAATTTATAGAAAAAACCCTCAGTTAACCAAATGGTAGAGGGTGGCCGGCCATCGGTTCCCAAAATAATTGGGTTGGTATTGGCAACAAGACCGCTAGAGTCTGTATAAGATGTAAGCGGGGTAGTTGACCCAGCTTGGTAGGTATATAGTTTTCCAGCATTTAATGGCAAGCCATCATTATTAAAAAACTGAAAACCATTGCCTATGGGGGATAGATTGACTGCCATAAATTATTCCTTTTTACTTAGAATGTCTCTAATTAAGTTTGATTTGCCTTTAACGCCAGCTACTGGACCTAAAGTTTCTTGTTCAAATTTTTGTCCTGCTCGGCGCTCACGGGCTTGTTTTGCCATAGTACCTAGGGGTATAACATTTATATTTAGTCCTACTTCAAGCAATTTTCCAGCTTTTTCCGCAAGACCGGCAACCAAAGTGTTGCTATTGTTTGCAAAACTACCTTTGGGTTGAGCCATAACTTTTTTAGATACTTCGCCTAAATCCCTAAGAGTTTGAGCCGTAGCGCCATCAAAAATGTTTTGCAATTTAGGGTCTAATTCTTTTAATGCATTGTTATAAGCAGCTTGGGAAAAATTGCCTTGTTGATCTACTGATTTGTTTCTTAAATGCTCAACAATATTGGCAGCTACTGCGTATTGGCCATCGGTTCCTTTGCCAAGGGCATCCATCATAGTTTGAACATTCTTTTCAGTTCCCTTGTTTTTACTTAGTACAAAAACATTTACAAAGTTTTCAGGCGCAACCTTATCGTCAACGGCTGCTTTATAAGCTGGGTCTCGTTTAAGGGCCTCAAAACGCTCTTTGGCTGCTGTTCTTGCGGCATCTGCTAAGGGTTTAAGTGCTGCAGCCTCGCCAGTTAACGGTAAAGCCTCTAACGAGTCTCTAACTATAGAAAGAGCCATAGAGGCATTTCCATCGTTTGCAGCCTCTGCTTTTCTTATTTCTGTAGCCAAATTAGTACGCAATGCCTCAAACTGTTCAAAATCCATCTTGCCGCCATCACGATAGGCCTGTAACTGTCTCTGGATTGTGGGTGGCACAAATTCGCTTTTGAGTTTTTTGCTTAATTGCACATCGGCATTGTTTACAAATGCGCGAGAATTAATTGGAAAATCACCGCCCGCTGCCGTTTCTAAATCTTTATATAAACCGTTAATAATGGTTCGCCGGTCATTGTCTATACCTTTGTAGGTATCAATAACAATTTGACCAAAATCAGATGGTTTCGAGCCTGGCAAATCGGGGGCTGCGCGGTCACGAATGGCAGATAAGTTTTCAATTAATGCTTTATTTGTTTCGCCCATGCGGTAGGCAATATTTGGCAATTCGCCACGGCGGTTTAACTCGTTACTGAGCGCCACCAAATCTCCAGTTGCTTGTCCACGGGTCATATAAATGGGTACTGGCAAATTTAACGCTTGAACATGAGACTCTAAAGCGGGAAGGTTAATTTTATTTATTGAGATTTTTCTAACCTCATTTTGCAATTCGGCTGGCAGCGCATCAATGGCTGCTCTAATTGCTACAGGGTCACGCCGGCCAGCTGCGCCAACACTTGCTAAACCTGGCAGTCCTGGCGGGTCTTGCTTAAATTGCGGAGCCGTTCCCTCAACAACCGCCTTAACATTTTCGTACTCTTTAGCCGACATTCTTGGCTTGCCCTCTGGCTTGGGAGGAGGCAATCGTCCCGCAGCTGTAACCGCAGTTAACTCTGGGGCTAATACTGGTGGCAGTTTTGTAGCCTCAAATGCCTTGCCAACTGTTTGTACCATTTCTTTGCCAGCTTCTGTACGGGGTACATAAGTTCCAGCTTGCATTCTTGCCTTA